GTTTGGTAAAGACACACAAGAGAGTCTAGCTATCTGGACAAGAGAAGCAAAGCGTATGCCTCTTAACATGACAGCCAAAGAGCAAGAGCGTTGGCTCTACGCTGAAGGTGAAGTAGAGCAGGCAAAGAGTAAAGCAATTGAAGATGACAAGGAGAATTTGGAATGAGTTACGCAGAGGTAGAAATGGAAGTGTTACGTTGGGGTGAAGCACGAGGTATCGTGAAGAATGGTAAGGCTATCTCTCAGGCTATCAAGACGCTTGAAGAAGTGACAGAGTTGCTTGATGCTATCAACCGTAAGAACTTGGATGATGCCAAGGACGCAGTTGGTGATGTCGTTGTGACATTGATCATGGTGTGTGCCATCTTGGACATCAACCTTGTTGAGTGTTTGCAAGGTGCGTACACAGAGATCAAACATCGCAAGGGCTACCTCACACCAGAGGGAACGTTTATTAAGGAGCAAGCATGAGTGCATTAGATGTTCAAGAAGGCGGCGGTCACTACAAGAGCAAGGCTATTCAGCCTATCCAATACATCCACGCTAACAAGCTTGGGTTCTTAGAAGGCTGTATTGTCAAACGCATTACTCGTTGGAGAGACAAGGACGGACTCAAAGATCTGTTGAAGATCAAACATGAGATTGATTTGCTAATTGAATTGGAAGGATTGGAACAATGAACGTTATTAAGAACCTGTTTGTAAAAGCATCAGCTTTGGAGCTGGCTAAGCTTGAGTTGGAAGAAGCAGAGCGTGAACGATTGTCAGCTCAGTCATTGCATGATTACTACACCAACATCATCAACTACCACACTGCTCGCATCAAACGTTTACAAAACTACATCGAGAGTAACAAATGATTGAACTGTCTATCACTGATGTGTTGCTCTTCACCTGGGGAGCTATTGCAACAACGTATGCTTTTAAGTACAAAGAAGAATCACATATGAGCAAGTATGTGATTCACAAGATTCTTAACGACGAGAAGCTACGTAATGAGATGGTCAGTGGTTATGCAGCAGTGCAGAAAGCAAGTGAGTCATGACTCCATTGTCAATTTGGGATCCCTCAAAAAGATGCAGAGTTCTTAATCCAAAAGCTTTTGAACCAGAGGAAGATATGACAGAGTACAAAACAATTCTTGCACCTAATGCACCTTGGCCTGGGAAGGTAGAACAACCAAAGGTTGTACGTAAACCACGACCACCAAATAGCACTAGCAAAATAGCAAAGACAGACAGATTGTTTGAAGAGTGGTTAGCTAAAAATTCAGGAGGTAAACATGGCAAATGAAGCAGGCAAAGGGGATAAGCAACGACCAACAGATCACAGGTCTTTTAGCTACAACTTTGATTTAATTTTTAAGAAGAAAACTGATGACAAGAAAACCGATAGGGTTGTCGATCCCACACAGGAAAGTGGACAAGAACAATTACCTACAACTAGCCAGTCAACACATGACTAGAGATAGGTTTGGTACTTGGTCAGTCACTGATGCAGAGCTTCAAAGCTTTGCAGAAGCAGTAGCTAAACAAGCAAAGGAAAAACATGACACAAAATGAAAGCATTGAGATGGCTAGACAGGCTGGTTTTTTAGATGCTGATGCAACAACTGGACAATTTGAGTTCACCATATCAGAAGCCGTCTCTGCTTTTTTTAGGGTTAATGCTGTTGCACCGATTGTTTTGGTTAACGTGCTTGACCCTGCCGATCACCGCACCGTGGTGACAAACGAATCTCGAACCTTCAATGCTGACAACGAAGTGACCCTATCAGTTGCGCACCCAATGCCTGGCACAATTGTTGTCACCAACACTGCTGGCAGCACGACATACGTAAAAGGCACGGACTACGAAGTGACCATCAACAGCTTGGGGCGTGGAATAATCACACGCCTCTCTGGCGGGGCAATTGCATCGTCAGCTACGGTTCATGTTGACTACAACGCCCTGGATGCGTCAGAAGTTGCTGCATCGGACATTGTTGGCGGTATTGATGTGGGCACTGGTGCAAAGACAGGCCTAGAGCTTGTTGCGGACATTTTCCCGCGTTTCCGCCTTGTGCCTGGTCAAATCTTAGCTCCAAAATTTTCCACCGATCCAGCAGTTGCGCTGGTTATGAGCGCCAAGGCCGGAAACATCAACGGGCATTTTAAAGCCATGGCCCTTGTTGATGTGCCAACAGGCGATGTGACCGTGGCTGCTGATGTGCCAGCTTGGAAGAACGACAACAACTACGTTGAGCCAAACATGATCGTTTGCTGGCCAAAAGGCTCTTTGGCTGGGCAACCACATACATTTCAACCTCAACCCAGGACATCCTTGCATTGCCCTCACCAAAGCCGTCCTCGCCCATCGAAGGGCGAACAACAACACATGGAAGCTGTGGTCCATTTTCCTGGGCTTGTGCCCCACGTCTAACTTTTGGCGGGTATCCATCATAAATGGTGATGGTTTTTACTGTTCCAGGATCTTCATCGGGATTATCATGCTGAAGCCTGAATTCTTCAAAAACAGATTCAAGCCGCTGCCTTATTGAATCGGTTAGCTCGAGTATGTTCACTTCATGCTCCTAGCCAAAACGCGGCCAATTTCATGATCGAACCTTTTGCTGAGAACTTCAAAAGCCCTAGCCTCGATTGACTCCATGACTCCGGCTTCGTTGAGCATTTGCGGAACAGAAGGACCAAACAATTCTCGAAGCGGGTAGCGCTCTTTGCCGATGCGCCTAAACGCCTTCATGCCGCGCGGTCCGTTTTGAATAAAGCCTTTTTTCACAACCTTAAATCCGCCACGGCGCACCGCTGCTTTCAGTGTTGACCTTCCGTTTGTCATGACTTTTTTAGGTCGCAAGTTGAACTGCATGAGCGGCAGTTTGTTGCTCTTGCTAGAGAACCCAGCAACAAGACTGGTTCGAGTTGCGGCGTACATTCTCACGGTTTTGCGCATTGCGTCTTGCCTGGCGGTATAGGTCTTAGATGCCTGCCTAATCCCTTCGGCCCTTGCTGCTGCGTTTGCCCTATTCAATGCAGGAACAGCAGCCATTTCAATGCCACCAGGGATGCCCTGAAGGGTTTTGAATGCGTGAGCTATTTGCTCAGAATTAAAACGGACGACCATTGTATGCCTGCGCTTGTAGCTCGATGTGAAGCAGATCACTGCTATCATCGACTGTTTCAACAAGATACAAGCGCTCATCGTCTGGGTAATCCATGCGCTTGATCCTCATTTCTTCATTCTTAACTGGCAACCACCCAAGGTCATCCCGCCAAACAGAAAGCTTCGCAAAAAATGGAAATGTGCCATCAGAATTCATGGCCTTTCCGGCATCAAGCTCATCTATGCCGGTATCCAAAACACCGTAAATTTCAACAGAGGATTGGCCGCTTCTGATTGTCAAAAGCGACTTGAAGTAATCAAAGGAGGACGTTTGCGCAGCAAGCCTCGCGTCCGCCCATGATTTCCTCGCCATTAAACTTCCTCGCTTCGCTTTTGATCCAGCACCTGAACAAGAGCCTCCTTGTTCAACTCTGCTGCGTTTTCAATACCAAGACCCAGCGCCATTTCACGAAGCTCTTTAACAGAAAGCCCTGACAAATCAGAAGCTTCTGTTTTTTCAGTTTTCACGGCCTTAGCGGCTTGTTTTTCTTCAGCAAGAATTGTTGCCTTACCTTCTTTTGCAAGTGCTTTTGCCGTTTGCTCAGAAACCTCGTGTGGATTAAATTTTGCAAGCAGTGTTTTAAACTGCCCGTTGTCTTTAATTTCCAAACGGCCTGTAATGTTAATCTTCATGAAAACCCCTTAAGCCAAAACCTTGGCACTAAACGATGCATTTGGCCGATAAGGAACCATCAGCGGCGCGGACTGCATCATCAACAAACGGGCGCTGGGATCTTCCTGAACCCAGGACTTGGAAAAATACTCACGAGCTTGGAAACCAGCGGCCTCGTCTTTGATTGCGCCAAAATGACGCACACCCATGATGTCGCCAACACCAATAACGCGGCCTTCGTCAAGCATGGTTATTTCATCGCCAGCGTCTTCGTCATACACCCAGTCAGCATAAACCCAGTAGTCATAGGTGCCATCATTGCCCTTGTATTGAACATGGTCAGGAATCAGGCCTAAGTTAATGATGCCAGACTGAACCCGTTGCAAATCCAAGCGTTTTTCAAGATCAGTGGTTTGGCGGAAAACACGCCATGCAGAAGGATCCATGACAATGTTTCGAATGGTGCTACCTGATTTTTGCAAAACGGCCAGGCCCCAGTCTTCCAAGTTATTTAAAGGCTTAACACCGGACTCGCCCCAGTAGGTTCCACTCGAAAGGGCAATTTGAAGGTCCGAATCGCGGCCAAAATTCACAACAACGGTTTTTTCCACGCTATTGGGCATCTGCATGTTCACTGTGACCGTGCCAAGCTTTAGCGCCTCAATCGCCTGTACTTCAAGACGGCGCGTAAGAATATCAACCTGATCGCGCAAATCACGGCGCAGAGCCAAAGCAGCGCGTTCGCTTGGGCTTAATGTTT